AGAGCAAGACCTGTCGATCACGAAAGACGGCCAGCAAGACACGGTCCGCTGCCGGATGGACATGTTCAACTCGGTAGACATGAGCTGGGCCTTGCAAATCTTTTCGGGTGCCTATCGTGACCTTTGCCGGAATACTTTGGTATTCGGCGGGGAGAAGGCGTATCATCAGCGCAAGATTCATCGCGGGGCGGTATCGCCGGAAGCTATGATTGCGAAAGCGACGATGGGCCTTTCGATGTGGCAGGATCAGCGTGACGTGATGGATCGCTGGCGGAATGCGCCGCTCACTGATCGCCAGTTTGCAGACATCTTGAAAGAGACGATCTGTCGCAAAAACACAAAGGCGGCGGAAACCGATGAACGCTTGTCGGTGAATGAACGCCGCCTCAACTGGCTTCTTGAACGGTTCGAGGAAGAACGCCGGGAACTGGGCCACACGCTCTGGGCGGGATATAACGCTCTGACGCACTGGGCCACGCATTTGCCTGACGCTCGTGATCGGGGACGGGCCGAGCGGAAACGCTACACCCGGAACGATCAGGTTCGGGCTATCGTCGAGGGGCCGCAGTGGCAATACCTTGAGGGACTGGCGCAATAGATGGAAGCTCTCTTGATTATTTACAGACTCGCTGTGGTCTGTTTTCTTATCATGCTAATCGCCGCTTTCATGGCGGTATGATCTCGAACGAAAGGAACCGAGACAATGACGTTTAATAACGTACCGACCGAACTGGTCACCGAACTGTGCAAGAACTTAGATCGCATCGAAGAGGCAATCCGTGCCGACGAGCGGGCGAAAATACGGGGCAAGATGGAAGAGGCTTTTCCGCCGCGTCCAGTAGCGAAGCCGAAGCCGGAGACGCTCTACCCGATCACTGACATGCACGGCCATCCGCTGCACGAAACCGGCCCGCAGCCGAAGACCTACGACCCGGCAGCGGCTTTCGATTATGCGGGGCAGGGCTTGAACGAGACGCACCGGCGGCTGATCGTCCGCTTGTCAGAGGGTACGTTTTACGCCGTGCCGACACTGGCGGGGCATCTCGGCATCAAGAAGGAGTCCGTTTATCATTACCTGTGCGGCATCCAGAAGGCGGGATATCAGCTTGAAATCCGGAACACCGGGAACTTGAAAGGCGGTTATCGGAATATTTACCGGCTTGCCAAGACCGGCTGAAAAACGTACTAAAGAGGGGCGGGTGCTTTTGCCCGCCTCTTTTGCAAAAGGAAACGAAACGATGCAAAGCTCACTTAAGACTGAATTGACCACACCCGAAGCCCGTGATGTTTTCGCCATCACCGAGAAAGAAATCGCCGTGTTGCGGTGTCATCTCGACGCGATCAACAACCAGATCAGGGGGCTTGAGGCGTTCATGGATTCGATGGGCTTCACCTCTTGGATCGGTAACAATTCGCCGCGTTCGATCGCGAATGCTGAATTTAAGGTGAAGATCGACGATTAACCGTTACCCTGCCGCCGGGGCTAATAGGCGGCTTTTCCTCCCTCAACTTGCCCCCGGCCTTAGTGCTGGGGGTTTTTTTATGGGCGGGTGCCGCATTAATAGCTTCCGGCTTGACTAGGCGGGATAAATCGGCGGGCCGGTTGTTCGGGGATTGCTGCGCTTTTTGACCTCGCTTATCGGGTTCGAACCATAATCAATATGGCAAATGACAAACGCGGGCGCGGGCGCGGGCATGTGATTGTTGCTTATGCGTCCGGGTGGGGTGTTCCGTGCAGTGCCGTATGTGGGGGGCGGCCTTGGTCGCCGACCTTTAGGGGCCGGTGTCCGGGATGATCCATAATATTGAGATTGATCTTGTCCTGATCCGACCCGAAACCGACAAGAATAGACAAAAACAAAGATATTCCGCGCGCGCGGGCGGGCAAGCGCCACGGGGGGTACCCCCATAGTCACTAGCAATACCGCGATCAATTTTATTTTTTGGAGGTAACCGGGGTCGGTACAAAACGTACGCCGCTAGGGGAGCAAAACGTACTTCAAAGGGAGGGCAAAACGTACCCCTAACGTAGGAACGGAGGGTATGTATAGTTTACCCCGGCGGGCCTATGCCCATAGTACAGTCGAATTTTGATTTTGTCAAGAAAAAAAGTTGACATACTGGTTATTCGTGGCTATACTTATGGCGTGGATCACACATTCACCCGTCACACCTCCCCATAAACACCGTTGTTTACAAAAAAAAGGTACGACGCACGTGTGGTTCACCCCGTTTCAAAGGAAAAACCCCGTATGTTCGAAGCTATGCTCCTCGTTTGCGCCCTAGCCACACCGGACAAGTGTGTACGTTTTGACGATACACGCGGTCCGTACGAAACGTACGACGAATGTAAGGCTCGTTCGTACGAAATGGCGGACGGAGTGGCCCAGATGTTCCCCGTTCCGGCCACATATAGCTTCAAGTGCATCGAAAGAACCTTCACGTGAACCTTTTACCCCAGCAAAAGCCGAAAGAGCGTACCCTAACGCCTCAACAAACCGCATTCTTGGACATTTTGTTCGAAAATGGGGGTAACGTAACGCAAGCGGCGGTAGATGCGGGCTACTCGAAGGGTTCGAGCCAGTGGCTCAAGAAGACTTTGGCCGATGAAATCGTAGAACGTACGAAAGACATCCTTTCCGTCAACGCAATCAAGGCAGCTAACCGCCTTGTCAACACAATAGACAATCCCGCCCCAGAACGCGGAGACGACCTGCGCCTCAAGGCAGCAGAATCACTCTTGACACGTGTCGGAGTCAAAGCCCCCGAGCAGGTAAACCACAACGTAACGGCAGTACACGGCGTCGTCCTATTGCCACCGAAGAATGAGGTAGTCATCGATGGCTGAAAGCAACAAATCCACTAAAAAAGAATATCCCTTAATCTCTAGATTGAGCCACGCAGAGAAACAACTCGACAGCGCAAAGACCCCTACGGAAAGAGCCGTAGCACAAGCACGTATAGATAACATCGTTCGCATGATGCAGGATGATTTCGACTACGGTAAGTTTTCTAAGGGTGGAAAAGCAAAAAAGAAAACCACCAAAAAGAAAACTCCGACTGTCAAAGCTCATCGTGGCAGGAAGGCAAGTTACAATGAGGGGTGATAGTCTAATAATGATGGACGGTAGATTTCTGGATTCACTGTACAGAGATCGTCAAGAAATAACCGACATGTTAAAGTCCGGCACTCTCAAGGGTAAAGATCGTAGTGAGATGGTTGAGAACTTGTTCGATACGGAAAAGATGATACGCCAGATAGAAGGCAGAGATAAGCCTATGGCTAAGGGTGGAAAGGCCTGTCGTGGACGAAAAGCAGCCGGAAGCGCCGAAAAAGCGCGGTAGGCCGAAGCGCGATCCGAATGCGCCAAAAGCCACATATAACTTATCTACAAAGGAACGTGCAAGACGCGCGGCGACGAAACGTGTCAACGCTGCGAAGCGTCGTGCCGCGAAGTCAACCAAAGCAGCAGAGGACAAACGACGCTATGCCCGAAAGCTCGAACAACAAGCTACAAAAGTTGAAAACGCTCTTGTCGGGAATGCTTCTGCCACAATCGATCTTGGGGATGTGGCTGATCTGCCAAGCGCAGTATCAGACTTGGTCGGAGAAAGCGAAGTCGTTTTCCAGCCGAATGACGGACCTCAAACAGATTTTCTTTCGGCGGGTGAGCGAGACGTACTCTACGGCGGTGCTGCCGGTGGTGGAAAGAGTTTTGCACTTCTTGCTGATCCGCTACGTTATTGTCACAATCCTAATCATCGTGGTCTTCTTCTCCGTCGTACACTCGACGAGCTTACCGAACTAATCGACAAGTCACGTCAACTTTACACAAAGGCGTTCCCCGGTGCAAAGTTCCGTGAGTCGAAGTCCACATGGGTGTTTCCGTCCGGGGCAACGATTTGGTTCACGTATCTCGACAAAGACAAAGACGTAACCCGCTTTCAAGGTCAGGCATTCAACTGGATCGGCATCGATGAAATTACTCAGTATCCTACGCCATATGTCTGGGATTACTTGCGTTCTCGCCTTCGTACTACTGATCCTGAACTCCAGCAACACCTGTACATGCGCTGCACAGCCAACCCCGGAGGAGTGGGT